TCCGATCTGGCCGGCGGCACCGTCTGGGCCACCATGTTGGCGAACGAGATGGTAAGCACACCGGCCGTGCTCGGCGGAAAGATGTAGGCCTTGTTGTCCTCGTCACCGAGCCAGGCCGCCATCCCGGCGCCCTTGATCTCGTAGTCCTCCGGTTGGGCGAACAGGGACCGGAAGATTCCGACGTACCGGGCCGCCCGGAGCAGGCCGTCACCGGCCGCCTGGACGTCCAGCCGTCCCGGCATCACGGCGACGTGGCCGAACGGCTTCAGCGCATTCAAGATCTCCTTGGGCGTGTTCGCTCTGAGCCGAACAGACCAGTTGCCGATCGCCATACTCGTCTCAGTGATTGCGATGACAACCTCCTGAAACTACGGTAGTGTCTACGCCATGAAACAGGAGCAGATCGAACGATTCTGGGCCAAGGTGACACGATCGGAGGGATGCTGGTTGTGGACCGGTGCCGTGGATGAAGCGGGTTACGGGATGTTCCGAATCAGTCGTGATCAGGTCAGACGGACTCACCGTATCTCCTTCTGGCTGGAACACGGGCACTGGCCGGAGCCTGCCTGCCTGCATTCTTGCGACACACCCGCTTGCGTGCGTCCCAGCCATCTTCGGGCCGGTACCAAGCGGGAGAACTCTGCGGACGCGATACAGCGGAATCGACGGCCGAGAAAGTTCAGTGACGATGTTCTGTTGGCCATCAAGAACTCTGACGAACCGGCCCGCGTCTTGGCTGAACGGTACGGGGTGAGCCAATCTCACATCTCCAGGGTGAGACGATTCTGGATACCTGGTCGCGGGATGGAGGGACAACGGAGCAATCATCAGCGACGTACCCCCGTGCTGGTCTCGGAGTTGGTGGCCATGTAGTGATCCCGGATCACCGTGGCCAGGTCCCCGGCCGCCGCGCTGGCGCCGTTCACCTGGGCCCCGATGAAGGCGTCCAGGGCGGAGGTGGCCGACTTGGTGATCCCGCCCTGGGCCGCCTGGTAGGTGAGCAAGCTGGCGGCCGAGCCGATCACGTACCGGTTGCCGGCGGCGTCGTTGGCCGTGGCCGCCTGGTAGGCGCCGCTGGCCGGGGCCGTCCCGGCCTCCGCCGTGGCCCGGTAGAACGACTTGGTGGTCCCGATGTCAGTGGCCAGGTAGAGCTCGGCCGACCGGGCGCCGCGCCGCAGCGAGACGTCCAGGGTGGTCCGGCCCGGGGCGTTGCCCTTCAGGAGCCGAACGGTCACCAGCTCGTAGTCGTTGCGGATGATGGCCACCGAGTCCCAGGAGGTGATCGGTCCGGACGCCGAGGCCGTCACCGAGACGTTCCAGTCGATCCGGTCCCAGGCGGCACCGTCCCAGGCCGACACCTGGAGGGTGGCTGAGCTCCCCGGCTGGACCCGCACGAGGGCGTTCTCCACCGACCAGTTGGCGGCCGAGGCCGAGACGATGACCCGGGTGGCTGTGCGCTCCACTCCGCCGACCAGCACCCGGGCTCGGCCGTTCTGGTAGACGGCCGGGGAACTGCCCCAGCGCGGGCTCACACCGGTGGGCAGACCACGGTAGACGGTGATCGGCGTGCCGTCCGCGCTCGCCCGGGCGATGGAGCCGGACGGCTGGGCCGTGCCGGTGTAGTAGCCGTAGGCGCCGCCAGCGGGGGCGTGCCACTTCTCACCGGCCAGGCTGAAGGCATTCAGCCGGTTGATCTGGGTCAGCCGGGAGTCGATATCGACCGAACCCTCCGGGCCGTAGAACTCCGCCTGGATCGTCCAGGTGAATTTGGTGATCTCGTTCGTCCAGTTGGTCAGCTCGGTGTTGACGTCGGTGATGTTGTAGAACCCGTCGTTGTCGCTCTTGTAGGTGAACGAGATCGGGACGAACCGGTCCAGCAGTCCCAGCACGTCCTCCTGGCGCTGGATCACCTGAGCCAGGGTGAGCGGAGGGGACGACTCCTCACCCTGGAGGTTCAGCGTCCGCTTGTTGGTCGCCGTGTTCAGGTTCAGCGTGGCGGAGAACGTCTCTCGCAGGACCAGCCGGCCAACAGTGACCGTGCCCCAATCCGTGACCGGCATTACCTGCTCCTCGATCGGGACTTGGAAACCTCGTCCAGCATGGTCTGGAGCTGCACCACCATAGCCCGACGAGCCACCGGGTCCGTTTCGGACAGGGTGCCCTTCAGGGTGATGTTCAGCGTGCCGATGGTGAGGCCACCGCCGGTGTTCGCCGTGCTGTAGGTGGACGGCTGGCCGCCGGCGGCCACCATGCCGGGCATCCCGGCCGTGATCCCGCCGAGCTGGTTCTTCAGCCCACTGATGCGCGACTCCACACCGGCCATGAAGCCGTCCATCACGGACTCACCGGCCGGCTTCAGCAGGACGGCGTCCTTCTGGGCCGGACCCTTCCAGTCCGGGATCATGTTGGTGATCCCGGACAGCTGGTTGCGGAGCGAGCCAATCATCCCTCGGATACCGGAGATCAGGCCGGAGATGATCCGGCGGCCGGCGTTGACCAGCCAGCCACCGGCGTTGGAAAACATCCCCACCACGGCCGACTTGACTCGCCCGGCCTGGGTCCGGGCCCGACCGGGCAGGGTGGAGAGCACCTGGATGGCGCCGTTCACCAGCGCGCCGATGCGAGCCCGGGCACTGGAGGCCGCCGAGCCGAAGTAGCCCGACATCGCGCCCCAGAGCCGGCTCACCGCTCCAGCCGCCCGGCCGGGGAGCTTGGCGAACCAGGAGACGACGCCGCTCACCGTCCGCCCGGCCCAGCTGATCGCCTGGCTAGCCATCCGCCCGAACCAGGAGATGATCCGGGGGACCATGTTGGCGATGAACCCAATCAGCCGGCCGGGGAGCCGGGCGAACCAGGAGATGATGGCATTGATCATGTCCGGCACGATGGAGTGCCCCACCAGGACGTCGTAGAGCCATTTGAACGCGTCGTAGATGATCTTCACCACCTGGATGACCGGCTTGGACATGATCACCGTCCAGCCCAGGATGGTCTTGATCTTGGCGTAGTTGGCGGCCAGCCAGAACAGGGCACCGGCAATCCAGCCGATCACCATGCTGACGTCCTTGAAGAACTCACCGAACGATTTCTTGATGGCCGGCCAGTTCTGCTGGATCTTGATGAAGAAGTCGGACAGGATCGTCCCCAGCTCGGGCAACCAGTCGCCGAGCTCGGTCAATCCGTCCGTGCTCATCCCGGTCAGCACCAGCAGGCCGGGAGCGATGTTCTTCATGAAGCCGTCGAACCCTTTCGCCAACGGCTTCAGGGCCCGGCCGAGGATGGTGAAGATCGCCGTGAAGGTCGGCGTCATCGCCTTGATGGTGCCCTTCATGATGTCGATGGCACCGATCAACGGCTTCACCAGCGGCTTGGTCACCTTGTTCATGGCGTCCAGCCACGTCTTGCCGAGGCCCTTAAACGCCTTCTTGACCGCCTTGTCCTTGGTCAGGAAGGAGATGCCCAGGGCCAGCAGGCCGCCGCCGAAGATGATCGGCAGACCGGCCAGCAGGGTGGCCGCCAGGCCGGAAACGACCAGGGTGCCCAGCGCGGCAGCGGCGGCGATGATGGTGGCGATCACCGGTGGGCTCAGGAAGACGGCCATGAATCCCTTGGCCACCATCATGGTGGTGGACGGCGAGAAGAACGCCTTCATCGCCGTCTTCCCCAGCTTGGCGAACCGGCCGATCAGGGAAGGGCCGTCATCGTTGTGACGGGGACCGTCACCCTTCTTTTTCTTCTTGTGCGGGCCGACCAGCGCCTTCTCGAATTCGGAAGCCCAGTTGTCACCCGACTCCCGGCCGGAGCGCTTGGCCTCCTTGGTCGTCCCCTTACTGAACTCCTTGGTGTGGTCCTCGCCGGCCTTTTCCGCCTTCTCGTTGGCGGCCCTGTCGAACTTGTCGCCGAACGATTCCCCGGCCTCGTCGCCGGCCTCCTCGGCGTCCTTGGCGATCTTGTCCTTATCGACCCGGGAGGTGATCTCTACGTAGCCCTCACCGATCTTGAATGCCTCGGCCACCGAGCCACCTCCTTATCCGTAGTCGATCACATCAGCCAGGGCCGGATCGGACCTGATCGCTTGAGGAGTCGCCTCCACCGAACCACCAGGCTCACCCTGAGCCGGTGCCGTGCTGTCCATCCCGGACGAGATCCGGGCGGCCACCGACCCCTGGAAGGCCGACAACCGCCAGGCCAGGGCCAGGAAGTGGGGACCGCTCATCCCGACCACGTCGGCCGGGGTGAGGTGGTAGAAGGCCCGGAAATCTGCCTCCACGTCATCCAGGTGGTAGGTGACCCAGGCGATCTGTCCGAGTCGGGCCCCTAGCCTTTTCCCGCGTCCTCCATTGCTCCGATCGTGAGCACCTGGAGCCGGTCCAGGATCGCCTTCAGGTGCTCGGTGGTGACGTCCGGGTGGTTGGCCAGGGCGTCGAACGCGACCTTGCCGATGAGCTCCTTGAGGAGCCACATCATCGCCGCCGCCTCGCTCTCCTCGGCCATCATCTCCAGGGCCCGGAGGGTGAAGCCGGCCGGGACCGGGGTGGAGATGGTGTAGTGGTGACCGTCGATGGCGAACAAGGTGGTTTCGGAACGAGCAATCGAGCCGGACTTGATCTCGACGAACGACTCCGGATCGACCGGTTCCGGCTTGGCCTGGTACATCGTCTTGGCCAGGTGATCGGCCGGTGCCTTGCGGGGTGCTGCCACGGGGTGCCTCCTCGTGAGTGACGGACAGGACGGGTAAATCAGGTGAGCTGGTCGATGACCCGGAACGGCTTGATCGACGCGCTCACGTAGTGACTGGCGAACGTCACCGGGAACAGGGTCATGTCGTCCTTCTTGTAGGACGTCTCGATGTCCTCGATCGACAGGACCTTGCGGCAGATGATCCGACGCCGCATGGTGGCCGCCGCACTGGTCTGCGGAGCGTACCCGTCCAGCAGGAGCGCCTTGTAGGGCGGCTGGGTGGCCGCCACCGTGTCGTCCGGATCGTAGGTCTGGAACGCCGCCGACGCCGTGATGGTGCCGCCGTTCAGCACCGTCTGGAGGTTGAGCAGGGTCGGCTCGGCCAGGTTCGTCTTGACCTGGGTGTCCCGCTTGGTGAGCCTGCGCCCGGGCATGTCCACGATCTGGTCGACGTCCATCTCCAGAAACTCCCGGGAGATGGTCACCTCCACGCCGTCCTGGGTACCACCGGCGTCGGTCCAGGTGGACGCCACCGGCGTGGTGTTGATCTGGGCGTCGGTCGGCTCGGTGGCACCGAACGCCGCCGTGTAGAGCAGGGCCGGTCCCGCGATCAGGTTGGTCGTCGTCACGGGCATGTCATTCGCCCTTTCCGCTGGTCACAAGGAGACCCTGGCGGGAGAGGTCGATGTACTCGGCCTCGTCCACCTCAATCTCCACGGTCGGCTGCATGGTGGTCCGGACCTTGGCCGGCCACGCAGTAGGGGTTTTGCTCACCTGAAGTCCTCTCGGCGTAGCGGCCAGCGGATGCCGGCCATCTCGGGGTGATCCTTCCACGGGCGCGTCGGCCACCGGGTGGCAGAAACGTCCTTGGCCTTGCGCCCGGGGAACAGGAACTCCAGCTCCGCCGGGTTGTCATGGACCAGGATCTCACCACCGAGGGTGAACACGTCACCATCGGTGGTCTCCAGGGCGAACATCATGCGCCCACCCACCGGAGGTGGAGGTCCTGCTGGTAGTGGGCGTAACCCGCCCCGTCACCGGGGATGCGCCGGGGTTCGGTCCGGGGTGTCACGCTGAAGACACGGACCTGGTTGAACCCCGCCGGCATGGTGAGAATCTTCGGGATGAGCCCGTGGGCCACGGCAGCGGCCTTGATGGCCTCGGCCGGCTGGGCCGCCAGGTTCCACGGCGGCCGGCCGGAGTTGAGCGAGACGCCCCAGGAGTCGATGCTCATCACCGGCTCGTTCACCGGAACCTCGGTGTTCGGCGTGCCGCCGGTGGTGGCTACGGTGGTAAAGCCGGACGCCGACCACGAGGAGTTGTCGGCCGGGAGCTCGGTGGCCACCCGGTTGCCCAGGTACGGTACGGCGGCTTTCAGCCAGGCGACGGTGACCATCTCGTTACTCGGTGTGAATCCCACGCGGGAACCTCCGGTGTCGCGTAGGTAACCGATCGATCCGAGCTGGACCGATCCGGTGAGAGAGACGATGGCGGCGGCCGACAGGGTACCGGTTCCGGCCAGGGCCGCGCTGGCGGTGATCGGCCCGGCCACCTGGCCGAACGCCGAGAGGGCACCGATGCCGGACAGACCGGCCGCACCGGCCACCGACAAGGCGGCAGCGGCCGTGAGCGTGCCGGCCCCGGCCAGCGCGGCCGAGCCGAATGAGGTGCCCTGGGCGGCCGCCTGGAGCGTGCCGGCTCCGGACAGACCGAGCGCGGCGGCGATGTTCGGCACCACGACGGTGGCCAGCGTCCCGCTACCGGACAGCCCGGCGGCGCCCGAGACGGCGATCGAGCCGGCCGCCGTGAGCGCCCCGACGCCGGACAGACCGGCGGCCCCGGACGGGGAAGGGGTGCCGCCGGAACCCAGCGTGCCCACCCCACCAAGCGCGGCCACGCCAGGGACGGACGGCACCCCTGTGGCAACGAGCGTACCGGAACCGGTGAGGGTGGCCGAGCCGAAGCCTGCCCCAGCGGCGGCGGCCGTCAGCGTGCCGGTGCCGGACAGGCCGACGGTGCCGGCCACGGACAGTCCGGCGGATGAGGTGAGGGTTCCGGCCCCGGTCAGCGCGGCCGAACCGGTAGCACGCGGGGAGCCGGCGGCGGCCAGCGTCCCGGTGCCGGAGAGGGTGGCCGAGCCGGCGGCGGCCGGCACGCCGACGGGGGAGAGCGTCCCGGAGCCCGAGGTACTTGCGGACCCGATAGCTTTCGGCGTGCCGGCCGCCGCCATCGTGCCAGCACCGGACAGGCTGGCGCTACCGGCCACGCCGATGGTGGCATTGCTGGTCAGGGTTCCGGCGCCGGTGTAGGAGGCCGAGCCGGAGAACGCCGGGGCGGAGACCGGGCCGATCTCCACCGCCGTGCCCAGGTCCTGGGCCAGGTTGTCCATCTTCATGCCCGTGGCCATGGTGCTGGCCGTGGTCGTCGGCCGCCCGTACCGCAGGATGTTGATGGTGCTGGCCGTGGTGCCGCCGCTGGAGGACTTGGTGTCCACCAGCGTGCCGGCGGAGTCGTAGACCTTCAGCGTGATCACGCTGGACGAGGTACCCCAGCCAGTCATCGTCCCGGTGATGGTGTACTTGGAGCCGGCGGTGAGTGCCGTGGTGGCCGCCGTGGTGGCTGAGGCCCCGGTGCCGGAGTTCGCCGTGAGCGTGGTGGTGCCTGAGGGCATGATGACGTTACCCAGGCTGGCCGAGCTGGACCGGATGTCGATCAGCCGGTGGTCACCAGACGGTGCAGACGGCACCGACAGTTCTAGCCGGAACGTTCCGGACGCCGAGGCCGTGTCGGTCCAGGCCACGAATTGGAGGGATGTGGTGCTGAACAAATAGGACAGGGCATCCGAAAGTGGACCCGTTCCAGTGTAAATCGGGTTACCGACAACCGAGGTGAACGAATCGCCGGAGCCGGTATCCGCCGCAGTGGCACTAGCGCCGGGAGTACCTCCCTCGGCGTTGTTGTTCAACCTGGTCACAGGGGTTTACTCCCGGTAGAAAGCGGACTTGAACCAACCAACCACAGGATGGCTGTTCAAGTTGTTGGGAAACACGAATCGGACAATGAAGGTGTCGGCGTCTGGGTCCTGCGGCCCGATGGACGGGATGCCTCGCTCGTACTGCTGTCCAGGGTCGTTGTAGTTGATCGAATAGCCCGCGTACATTCGGATGTTGGATTCCACCACGGCCAGGTGCTGGTAACCCTCGGGCTTGGGGAACACCATCTCGATGTACGGCAATCCGCCAGTAAGGCCGCTTTCACCAGGCTCATCCACCTGAAGATCCCAGGAGTAGGTGGATCGTTCGAACTTCTGAAAGATCAAGTCAGTCATCAGAACTGCACCCCCGTCATGGTGGCGCCGTCCACATAGGTGTTGGCGTCGGTCCCGAGGGTGGGGAACGTGATGTGACCGGCCCAGTTACCGGAGAACCGAGCGGTGTTCGTGTCGTTGCCACCGGATCCCTGGTTGGCCTGGGACCGGTCGAACCGGTTTCGTAGCCAGGTACCCAGGCTGGCCACACCGGTGGACCAGGGGTTGCCGCCGCCGTTGATGGCGTTCTCGCCGCCCCGGAATTCGCAGTCCCGGACATCGAACATCGTGGACGGACCCTGGCTGGACAGGATCATCATGCAGCTGAAGTCCGGGCCCGACATCTCCCCGGTACTCCACTTGCCGGTCCCGTTCGACGTCCAGGCCGGCACGAACGGCCAGCCACCGGACTGGGAGCCGACCGCCACGCCGGTACGCGGCGCGTTGTCCGCGAGCGCGTAGGCCTGGGCCTCGGTGTAGATCGTCCCGGACGCCGAGACCAAGGCTACATGGGCGTACTGGAGGGCGGGCCGAGCGTCGATGAGCACCCGGTCCAGCACGGTGCCGGAACCACCGGCCTGGACGAACCCGTCATTGTGGGTGACGGTGTCGGTGGGATGGACGTCACCCGGGGCCGCCCCGGTCCACCGGGCCAGCTTGCGGATCACGACCCGGTGCAACTCCACACCGGTGGCCCAGTTGGCCGCGCTCGCGGTGTAGCCCGACTTGGCCACCGAGACACCGTCAGTGGTCTTCTCGATCAGGCAGTCATTCAGGCTGAAGTTCTGGCCTTGAATGGCGTTGCGGTTCCCGGGCGTCTTGGGCCGCAGGATGCATCGGTTCAGGGTGATCCGGCGCGCGTTGACGTTGGTCACCGACACCAGCGGGGAGCCGGAGGTGTCGCCAGTGATCATGCAGTCGTTCAGCGTGATGTCGGTGCCGCTGAACGACACCCGGGCGCCGTCGAAGTGCACGCCGTTCACCACCGTGCCGGAGCCGGAGTAGGTGGTGTTCGACGTGATGGTGCTGGTGGTCTGGCCCCAGGTCGCCATCTCGGCGTCCGTGGGAATCCCGGAGGCGATCGTCGCCGAGGCCGACGCCGTGCTGACGTGGCCTCCCGCATCCGTGACGGTAGCGGTGACGACGATCGCGACCATCAGGCGGTCGCGGTGAAGACGTAGTGTGTGCCGGTGTCGGCCGTCTTGGTCCAGGTGCGTGCCGGGGACGACACCACGTTGACGGTGCCCTGGTCGATGGTGGCCACGGTGGTGGCCTGGCCGGTGGCACCGGTGGAGTCGGTCACGGTGATGGTGACCGTGAGCGCTTGCCGGTCGGCGTCGGCCGTGTCCACGGTGAGGATCATCTGCTCGCCGGGGGCGTACGCCGTCTTGTTCAGCGACGCGGTGATGGTCGGGCTGGCCATGTCGTCCTCAGGTCTGGGTGTAGGTGAAGGTCACCACGTAGGTGCCTTGGGACGCGAACGCCTGGGAGGTGACCGAGGCACCGTCCAGGTAGGTGCCGGCCGCCGACGCCGAGTGCACGCCGACGCCGAGGACGGTGGTCCCGGAGGGGATGTCGAACGTGGCCGAGGCCGTGACGACACCGTTCGACCCGGACCAGCTGAGGGCCTTGCGGACGTAGGCCGGGCTACCGCCGGTCACCTCGGTACCGGCGGCGGAGCCCGGAACGGTGGTGTAGGCGGCGCCCCAGAGGGCGGCGGCCCCGTAGGCGACAGCCAGCGTCTGGCGCTGGGTGGTGGTCTGGATGGCCATGGTCTATCTCCCTGCTCGGATGTGGCGCTTCTGATAGAGAGCAGGACGCATGAACGCCTGCTCCGGGGTGCCAGGATGGTGGACGACGCCGGAGCGCGCGTAGAAACCGGTTTCACGGTTGGCCAGGGCGTAGTCGCCGTGGGCCCGGATGATGTGGGGCCGGGAGCCGTACTCGGTGGGGGCCCAGTGGTCGGAGCCGACGAACACCCGCCCGGCTCGACCGGCCTTCATGGCGTGGATGGTGGCCCGGAGCTCACCGGTGTCCACCGGGACATACCGCTTGGAGTCCTTCTCGACGTCGTCCGTCACGTTCTCGACGCATCGATCAGCCAGGTTCTCGATCTTGGCCATGCCGGCGGGATCAAGCACGACAACAACAGCCACGATCGTTCACCTAGCCTTCTCGGCATTGGTCCGGTGCCGACGTGAGCCCGTTCTCCAGGCCGCCGACAGTTCGTATCCTAGCTGGTAGTTGACATCTCCAGGCGATTAGCTACCATCGTAGAATGGTAACAGGAAGAAAGAGCCTCAAAACCGGTGACACGTTCAAGCAGTTCAACATCCGTCTAAACGAGGACTTGGTACGACGAGTGAAGATCCATTGCATAGAGAAAGACATCAACTACGCGGATTTTGTTGCTGAAGCTCTTGAGCGAAGACTGCCAAAATCGTCCTAGCTGGTCGTCGGAACCCGTTCCAGATCGAGGCGCCGATCGTTGCCTGTGATCGGGTTGGAGACCGTAGTAGCGGCCACCACGTTGTAGTAGGTGACACCGTCCCGGTCCAGGAGCCGGTCACCCTGGCGGATGTCGACGTTCGCGTTGCACCGGCCGGTGAAGGTGAGGACCGTCTTCTGCCGGTCGTCCACGTGCCCGGTGGTGGAGCGCTGGGTCTCCACGATGGAGATCGGCACGCCGACCGTGACCACCGTGCCGGTATCGGTCGGATCGTCGAACAGGCTGGTGCCGGTGCCACGCAGGACGCTCACCCGCGTGGTGGCCAGCGCTCTCACAACCGGGACCAGTCGGAGTACTCGTCGGACTCCTCGTTCTCGAAATTGAGGACGAGACCCTTGCCCTGGCGCACCGATGGGGTCCGCTGGGTGCGGGTGCCCTTCCAGGTGAGGTTCTTCAGGGACCGGGCGGCCAGCGGCGCCAGCACCTTGGCCCATTCGGCCGTGGTCTGGACGGACAGGCCGTCCGAGGAGTAGGAGTCGTAGTGGCTGGTGCCGGTGAGGTTCGGCTGGGACGACACCCAGGCCGCCTGCCACTGGATGGCTGACCGAATCCAGGTGAGGTCCCGGCCGGAGATCCCGCCGGAAGCGTCCGGGGTCCGGTTGATGTAGATGGTGATGATGGAGTCCGAGGCGGCCAGGTCGGCCGCCGACGGGGTGACTCCGGTGGTGTTGGTGACGTCGGAGATCGTTACGCCCCAGGTCATCGCACGATCCTTTCGTCGGTAGGTCCGGCCGGCGGAGTAGGAGGCACCCCAAAACCTCCGCCGGCCGGGGTTCTACTGGGCGTCGTCCGGCAGGGTAGATCCGCCCTGCTCGGCCAGCGCCTTGGACGGGGTGAACGCGGTAGCCGCCTCGGCCGGGCTCTCGGAGCTGGCCGGGACGGCCTCCACCGAGTAGGACAACGCCACCGTGCCGGTGAGGTCGTTCTTGGGCCCGGCACCGTCGAACGTGGCCTCACCCCGGGGGTGCAGACCGAGGTTCAGCGCCTCGTTCAGGACGGCCACCTTGTTGGCCTCGTGCATGGCGTCGTGGTCCGAGGACCACCAGTCCGAGGTGGCGTCCGCCTGGTCACGGCTGGACACCCGGGGCGTCTCGACGTTGAACGCCCGGTGGAACCGGCCGTCCGCCGGCCAGAGGGGCCGGCCGTCGATGTCCGGCGTCCGCCGCTGGACGATCTGGGCGTCGGTGAGCTCGTTCTCTTCCGGGAACCGCTTCTCCCGCTCGGCCTGAGTGGGCTCGGCCGGCTTGACCGCCCGGGCCGTCTCGCGGCGAGGTTCCGACTTGCTCTCGTTCTGAGCCATGCTCTCCTCCTCGGAGTCGAACGGTTGGGCCACCTGACCAGGTGGCCCAACCGCCCTAGTCCAGCTCTGAAAAGAGCCGACCATTGACGTAGTCCTTGATCGCGGCCAGCGCGTCGGCCCGGGTGACATACGGCTCGGCGAGAGTGCCACCAGGTGCCAAGATCCGGAACTCACTGGTGCTGACCTGGTAGATAGTCAACGTGCTCAGTGCGTCCAGGTTGGTGTAGCCCTCATCGCCCTGGAGAAGTACCCAGGTACCAGTCGGACCAGCCATTACGGGGTGCGCTCCAGGACAGCGAACGCGTTCTCGGTGCCGAGGACGAACCCGCGCCGCATGGCCGCCTTCATCAGGGCCTCGTCGGTCAGGAAGCCGACGCCGGACCGCGCCCGCTGGAGGGCGAACCCGGGGTTCGGGCTGGCGATCTCCGGGGAGAGGTTGGCCATGCCCTTGATGAACATGTCCCGGTTTCCCAAGATCAGCAACGGGTTACCGGTCGGGTTCGAGGTGTTGACGGCCGACACCCGGGCACCCAGCGACCAGGTGATCGGGTAACCGAACAGGGCCGCCTGCATGATGCCGCCGATGGTCGGCGTCTCATTGAAGATCGGCCGGCCGTTCAGGTCCACCAGGCCACGGAACAGGGACTTGAACGACGGGTGGGCGATCATGAAGCCCTGGGACTCGTCGAAGAAGTTCGACTGTTCGTACTTGCCGACGAACGTGTTCAGCGCGCCGTACGCACCGGAGGCGCCGAGAGCGGCCCAGGTCGCGGCCGGGACGGCCTGGTAGTTGGTGTCCGCCGTGTACTGGTAGACGCCCGAGGCGGAGTTGGTGGTCCGCAGCGCCCGGTAGACCGAGGTCCAGTTGACGGTGGTGCCGTTCTCCGCCGCCGAGGTGCCCAGGGTGCCGTTGTCGAAGAACAGCGCCATGTTACGGGCCGCACCGACGCGCTTGGTGGCCAGGATGTCCGGGCCGGCGTCGGTCAGGTCCTCCTCGGCCACGCGCAACACACCGCCGGCCTTGCGAGCGATGAGCTGGACGTAGTCGTTGACGCCCGAGGTCTCGGTGTACGCGGCGCCCTTGGCCACGGACCCGATGGCGAAATCGCCGGACCGGGGAATCTGCTTGGTGTCGGTGGCCATCGGCTCAGGCCGGGCCAGCTTCTCGGTGGCCGAGTACTGGATGAGCGCCTGAATGGCGACGTCACCCGACTCGACGGCGATCCAGCCGGCGGTACCGCCGGTACCGAATGATTCGCGTGCCATTGCGGCATCTCCCTTGCGGATGGGGTGAGTGGTTGGCGCCCACCCCATCCGGGGGAGCTACTTCGCGGTAACCCTCAACCGTCCGGTGAGAGTTTCCTAGTCCGGGCCAGGATACACCTACCGGTAGCCAGCCTGCTTCAGCATCTTGGCCGTGGTGGTGGCGGTCGGGTCGGCGGCCGGGACCTTGGCCCCGGACGGCGCCGTCCGGACCCGAGGGTTACGGGCCCGGTCCCCCGGTGCGGCGAACAGCTGGGGGTACTCCTCCTTGAGCTCCTCGATCTCGTCCTCCAGGTCGAACGTCCCGTGCCGGTCCGGCTCGATCCCGGCCCGGTCAATCAGGTTGGCCAGCCGGGCGGCCTGCTTGGCCGAGCCGGTGAATCCGGCGGCGGAGATCTGGGCTGCGGCGGCGTTGGTGATAGCGATGTCCCGCCACCGGGAGTCGGCCGGGGCCTCGTCCTGGTCGTCGTCCTTGCCGCCGTTCAGCTGCTCGCGGAGCTTCTTGTCGACGTCGGCCGCCGGCTTCTTGGCTTCGGTCAGCTTCTTGATCCGACGCTGGAGACGATCCCACTCCGACTTGCTCGGCGGCTTGTAGGGCTTCTCCTCCTGGCCGGAGTCGTCCTGGGCGTCGTCCTGCTCATCCGGTTCGTCGGTGTCGACGTCGTCCGGCTCGATCTCGTTCTCGGGTGCCTGCTCGCTCACGGATGCCTCCTACTGATGCGTCCCGTCCGGGACGTCGTTGACCATGCTACTTGCGCTGACGTCGGGCGATCTCCGCCCGGGCGGCTGGCGATTCGGGCCGGGCCTTGAACGCTCCGTCCCGGAGGTTGCGCCGAGCCCGGTCCAGCACCGACTTGGGGAGCAGGCTGGCACCGATCGCACCCTTGACCAGCCGGTCCGCCGCCCGGAACCGGGCCGGCTCGGAGGCGTGATCGGTGAGGCCCCGGGCCACCGACCGGGCGGCTTCCCGGGCCAGGCCCGGGTCAATCGATCCGGTCTCCAGCTCGGTGAGCTCCAGCTGACACCGGCAATGCGGGTGCAGTGGCGGGCCAAGCAGGGGCCCGATCTGGTTCAGCGACTTGTCCGCGTAAGTGAGGCCCGGCAGGAACGGCCGGCCCGGTGCCACCACGTGGCCCTGGTAGGCCAGGCAGTGCAGGCAGGCGTCGCGCTCGGCCACCCAGACGACGTTCCGACGCCGCTCGCGCGCCACCTCGGCCACGCCCAGGGCGATGGACCGGTGCGTCACCCAGGCGGCCGTCATCTTCTGGGAGGAGACCGCTCCCTGGGCCTTGGCGATCACGGCCATGGTGTCGTCCGGGTCCGTCATCGGGAGCTTGGTCGACAGGACGACGGCATCATCCAGGTGGTCCCCGGCCCGGTTGTCCGCCATGTCGATAGTCCGCTGAAGGGTGGCGTCCTTCAGTGGAGGGTCGTCCCGGCCCGTCTCACCGGCCAGCTGGCGTCCGAGGGTGACGCCCCGGGCCTGGGCCACCTCCAGGGCGGAGCGAGCCGACGGGGTGAGCTCAGTCAGGAGCCGGCGGACCAGCGTGCGCAGCACGTCCGGGGTGGCGTTGCGCAGACCGGCGCCGATCAGCACGGCAGCCACAGCGGCCAGCTCGGCGGCCAGACGCTGGGACGTCTGCTGCTGAGCCACCTGCTCGGCCTTCAGCGCGGCGGCCGCCTGGGCCTCCTGCTCAGGAGTCATCAACCTGGTCCCGGTGCACCCTGCTGGTCTTCAGGAAGTCCAGAGCGGTCAGGGTGATGGCGAACCAGGACAGACCGAGCACGAACTGTGGTTCGTCCCGGGCCACCGTGAGGGCGGTGATCGGCCAGCCGATGAGCGATCCGACCAGGAGCACCCAGGCCAGCATCACTTCCAGGCGCTGGATCACGAGGGGTCAGCTCCGGTGCCGGAGGCGTTCACCTGGTTCAGCACCAGCTCCACAGCGGCACCGGCGGACTGCTCCGAGAGCACACCGAGCGCCACCCCACTGGAGATGTCCCGCACGGCCGTGCCGATCTGGCCGAGCAGGGCCACCCGCTGGGCCAGGGTGGCGGCCTCGGCGCTCGCGTCCAGCCAGTCCGCCACCTGCTCCGGCACGTAACCGGCCTCCATGAGGGTCTGGTCCACCGGGACGCCGGCGGCCTGCTTGGCGGCCACCACGGTCCAGTCGTCCACCGAGTCGGCGGAGGTGACCGGTGCCCACCGCACCTCCACCCGGGGGACGGACACACCTCGGATGCGCAGAGCGAATCGCCACTGCTCCTTGAGCGGAGAGGCCTGGAGCACCTGGAGCCACTCGATCGACTTGACCAAGGGTGCCTCCTCCCGCTTCAGGGACTCACCGGACGGCACGTCACCGGAGGGGTCGAAATCGTGCAGCGGGGTGTTCGTGGTCTGGGCCAGGAGCCGGATGAACATCAGCACCGGGTCGGTGAAGACGGCCGGGTCGGCCGCCGGGAACGTGCCCACCTCCTCGGTGCCGGTGAAGGTCTGCATGGTGCCGGGCCCAGTGCGCTGGCCGGAGCCGATGCCGCCGTTCTTGGTCATGCCGCCGGGGGAGACCGCGCTCGCGTCGCCGTCCTCCACCCACTGGGGGTCATCGTTGTTCTCGTCCAGGACCGCGTCATCCTTGAGGAGCTGGTAGCGCTGGCCATGCCCCTGAGAGTCGGTGGTGGTGAGGAGCGTGATCAGCTCCTTGTTGATGGCGTTCTGGGAGCCGTAGCCCTGCTTGTGCACGGGCACGCCGTACGGCAGATCAGTCCGGTGGTGGAAGAACGGCACCTCGCCGAACGTGTGCACCAGCACGGCGCCCTGGTCGTCGTCCTCGTCCCCTTCGAACGGGGCCCAGCCCGACTCCTCGGTGAGGGCCCCGGAGCTGGTGCTAATCCAGCGCTCCACCACGTCGGCGTAGTAGAGGTCGACGCGCCAGGTCTCTTTCTGGCCGGCCGTCTTCTCGCACCAGCGGCGGAACATGAACAGCTTCCGACGGTGGTTCTGGGGGTCGTAGATCATCCGGGCGTTCTTGGGGTCGTGCACGGTGATCTCCACCTTGCACGCGATGAGGTCAGGGTCCAGGCCGACCGTGTCCATCTCCTCGTCGATCTCCCACATCTGGACGTAGGCGTCGCCGTAGGTGAACGTCTTGGTCAGCAGGCCGGGGTAGTGGATCGCCATCTCGTTGGCGTCCCAGATCTCGGTGACCACGTCGGTGGCGGCCTCGTTGTCCGGCACCTTGATCATGTCGATCTCGCACCGGTCCAGCCGGGCGGTGATGGCGGTGCGGATGAGGTTGAACCGGTACCCGTCCCCGGTCTCGGCCAGCTTGTCCCGGATGGTGGCCGAGGCGAAGATCTCGTCCACCTCCCCGTTGGCGTACTTCTCGGCCTCCAGGTAGTCCGGGAGCGCGGCCTCGGTGTCGGCCCAGCCCTTCAGCAGATCTGAGACGCTCATGCCGCTCCTACGTAGCTGGTGGTGGCCGTGCCGGCCTTGATCCGCTTGCCCGGATTGAGGAAGTACCGCACACCGGTGACGGCCGCGTCCACTACGTCATCGTAGGCCGCCCGGGGGAATCCCACGGCCTGCTCCTCCAGCGTGGCGAACCGTTCGGCGTGAAACACTCTGCCTCGTTGCCAGTGCTCCAGCTCGGTGGCGAACCGGACCTCTTTCGGCTCGGTAGTGTGCACGGTCCGGACGGTGACGTTCGGGATGCCGGCGAAAACGTCCTTCCAGAGGTCTCCGCCCTGGTTAGTCTCCACCACGATGACCCGGATCTCCGGGAACCGGGCCAGGAGCTTCAGGACGTGGTCCTTCAGGTGCTGGCCGGTGAGCTTGACGCCGGCCGAGTGCTTGATGACCACGCCAGACGGCGCAACGAGCCGAGCGGGCTCGCGTCCCTGCGGTCGGGACCGTAGCTCTGGGAGGAGACCGACCACTGCGAGACCGGTGAAGTCAGACGTCTTGCGGCTGGTGACGGCGGGGTCGACAGCCAGGATGGTCCGGGTGCAGTGACGTCCTTCAGGCTGGCCATAGCGGAAGTCCTCCCGGACCCAGTAGACGCCCTCTCGCGCCATCGGGTCGTTGTCGTAGTTCTTGGCGAACGAGCGGGTGTGCCGGATCGACTGGAGCCAGGCCGTGGGCCACTTCTGCGGCCAGATCGACACCTCGGTGCCGTCGTCCTGGAGCAGGAACGGGCGATGGTGGTGCGGGGTGATCTTGTTGTCCTTGATCCAATCGGCGGTCTCCACGCCGGTGGCCGCCTTCACCAGCTGGTGCATGATCGAGCCAGGCATGGTGACGGTGCCGACGAACACCACCCGGGCATAGATGTTGAGCGGAAAGATGGCGTCCGTGACGGTGCCCAGGCGCTTCTCGGCCTGGTCGGCGGAGTAGTTGGCCTCGTCCGGCTCGATGTCGTCCAGAATGAGCAGGTCGGGCCGCTTGTCACCCACCTTCATGCCGAG